ATTTTCTCCATATCTGCACCCCCAAAGCCTATTGTTTGATTTAATTATGAAGTCCAACTCAGGCATTCTTCTCTCAAGGCGAAGGTTTGATTCGATTGTTTCCGCTTCATCAAGGGAGCCAACAACTATGATGTAGTCATCCGTTCCTTCCTCTCTGCCTATCTCTTCGTCACCTTCATCGTGATATGCACCATAAAGAATATTTACTTTGCCCTCAAGGTCTTTAAAATCCGTTCTGTTAGGCAAGCCTGTCATCTTTACTCCATCATACTGTTTGAAGTTTTTTGCGATATTTGTTGCGGATATCTTGATATATGTAGTTGCGACTTGATTCCATACAGATTGCGATGCAGAATATTGCTTGAGAATATGGGGAGTAGCAGATGTATCAATCCATAACTGCATATTGGTTGGCTCTTCAGGTGCAGTAGAGGATTTAGGAACATCTGTATATGCGTTGCCATCTGCCTTGCACATCTCATAATTTGCCGATTTAACCTCAAATTCTGCTTCAATTCTGCCCATATCGGTTAAGTCTTTGGTGTTAACATACTTCTTATCAGGCATTATGATGATGTATGCACCCATTGACACCAATTGCTTCGGTGAATCCGTAAGATCGAGTCCAATTATCTCCTTGTTATTGACGAACAGTTTAGTTCCGTCTACATAACATAGAGCATCCTTTGATATAAGTCCGTTTGGCTTATGGTCATCTCCGCTGCCTTCAGGATATTGGTAAGTGCCTCGTTTACCTCTCGGTGCGAGGACAGGATAATATAATGATGTGAGATTCTCCATATCATAAAATTCACCATCTCCAATCCGCAGATTGTGGTTATATCCACCGAACACATCAATGGTTTCTCTTGATGTGGGGATTACATTAAGTTGTGAGAGTTTCATCCTTTATCATCCTCTCTAAAAGTATTTACAGTTTTTGCCTATTGGCATATTTGTGCGGTTATAATGCCTTTCAAACTCCGCATAAGCATCGTTGTAGGCTACAATGCTATTGTTATATTTGTCATATTCTCTGTTGGCATAGTCTATCTGTGCCTCAAGCCACTTGATATATATATCATCATAAGGAGCAGATATAATCAGTTCGGTATCAATTGGAGTTTCAGGAGTATATCCTTCAAATTTGATTGCCTCCGCACCTTCATGTGTTTTGATTATCTTTTCAAAAATAATGCCATCGAGATTTGACAGCCAATATATTTTGGTTTCTTGAGTATAGGTATTTGGCTTTAAAGTATCTATTCTATTGATGGCTTCGATTATAGTCATTGTTTGCACCTCCGTTTTCAAGAAAAGCGGACACTTACTGTCCGCTTTTGATTTCTTATTAATTCAGTTCGGAATCGTCTGCCTTACCCATTGCATTGGATTCAAATTCAATTGCCTGCATAAGCATTTCTTCCTTATGCTGAAGCACTTCCGCAATGCATTTTGGCACTTCGACTTCGACACCTCTTTTAATCAGCATAGATTTGCCGTTAACAGCTACCCATACATCATCTTTTTCTGTACGAGTCAAAGGCAATTTAATTGTTACCTTTTCTTCTCCCTCAAATTGAGATTTCTTTGTAGTTTTCTTTGTGGTTGCAGCCATTATATAGCCTCCTTAAAATATTTGAGGAGGAAGGGATTAACCTCCCTCCCCTTTTTCAAATTAGTTAGCCTCAACCTCTTCGGAAAGCTCAGACTTACATTCAACACGAATGATATAAGAATCCAAAAGGATTTCTGCGGTCTTGATAGCCTTCCAACCGATAGAAGCTCTCTGGTCAAGAGCATCGGCTACACCTGAAGAGCCTAACTGCTTGATGATGGTCTTTAAGCCACCGCCTTCAATCTCGGTAACACCATAGGCATTTGCACCCAAGAAGATACAGCCGAATACACCGCCTTCGTAAACCTTTGCTTCGGAAGACTCAACGAATCTTACACCGCCAATTTTACCAAGTTCACCTTCGTAGATGTTTTCAGGAGTAGTGTACTTGTGTGCCTCAATCCATTCAGGATCGTTCTGCAAATCATATGCTACAAAAGGATGTATGATAGCAACATAAGAGCCATCAATTTTGGGAGCATTAACTTTCTTTAGGAAAGCAGCAACCTTCTTAACTTCTTTTGCAGTAAGTTTACAGGTGTTATCAAGTGCTTCACGAGATGTAACCTCTGTGCCATCTCCTTTAGGACAATAGAATACATTAGTACCAGTCTGTAATGCATTACGAGTAATGGTATCAAGAGTTAAACCTGCCTGATTACCGATTACCTTTACACCTTCTGTAACAACAGGATCGATTGCAGTAAGGTCAAGTATATCGGAGTAAACTACATAGTCACCATACTGTGAAACCTCTGCTTCAATCTTGCTTACAGAAAGGCTCTTTCCGTCAGGAGTAACACCTTCGGTAAGAGGAGTAAGTGCCTTGGGAAGAGATGCGAATTTACGAAACTCGATTTTCTTACCACCGTTTTTGGGGATAGGTCTCTTCTGTGCAAACTGATCGTGTACAAGGTTAGCCTGTGCTTCTATAAGCAAGGTTTTGTCATAGAAGGTTTTGTTCTCTGCGGATAAACCGGGAGAAAGTGTAGTGTTGGTGTTCATTTCAGCGAATAACTGAAGGTTAATTGAATATAATTTTTTCATTTTTTTAATCTCCTTTAAATTTAGTTAATCTGTGAGGAGATTCGATATTAAACTATCTTGTGAAGTCTATTCGTTCTCCTCCCAAGACTCTTCTCTGATATGCGAGAATGTCTTCTTTAGAGAGTTGTGACACATCACTCTTGGTTAATGATGCAGCCTGAGAATTCATTCCGTTCTCCGCAGGTCTTGAGCCATTAGCCATAACTTTGTCGGCTAACTTTTTCTCAACAGTTTTTGCAGTAAATTGCATAGCACCTGCGATGATGTCATCTTTATGTGTGAGTTCATATGCCGTACGAACATCGACTCCGGGAACATTAAGAAGGTCAATGAATCTTGGATTCTGCAACTCGACTCCAAGGTCAAAGGAAGGATAGATAGCCTTTACAGATTCTGCTTCTTGCATCCAAGCTGCCACTTGTTTGTCGGCATTCTCTTTTGCATTAAGTTCATCCATCTGTCTTTTTAAAGTAGCATTTTCTCTTTCCATCTTCTTGATTTCTTTGAGAGCCTCTACAGTAATGCCTTTTTCTAAAGCCTCTTGTTCATAGAAGGAATCGTCTTCTTCGATTGCTTTGATTAAGGCTTCTGCATCGTTGGAATCTACACCATACTTTTTGCCCAAGGCTTCAAGCATTGGTGAAAGAGAATCTAACCTATCTACCTTTTCTTTTGTGCTTTTGAGTCTTTTTTGGACAGTATCCTTTACTCTTGCATCGTATAGGTCTTTATACTCGCCTTTGATAAGCTTCTCAAATTCGGCATTCCTATCGATTGCAGTAGCAGTAGTACCATCACTATCTGTTATCTGTGTTTGAGAGTTGGCGAGGCTCTCTGTACTGCCATTTGCTCCCTCTGTGCTTGTGCCACCATCTCCACCTTCGGCAAATAACTGAAGGTCAATGAAGCACATTGGGAAAGATTTAAATTTAAACATATATTGTCCTTTCTGCTCGTAAAGTGAGCGAATCTTTTGGTTTATATTAAGGCATTAAGCCTGACCAAATGGTTTTAATTCCACATACTGTGGATAGTTTTGTGCAAGAAGCGAATATCCCACTTCTATTGTGAAAAAGGTCTGCAACACTTCGCCTTCGTATTCCTCTTTAGGTCTTACAAGGATTATTGCTTTACCCTCATTCAACTGAATCACAGGTTTTAATTCAAACCCCTTTTGCTCATCAATATACCTCATTGTTTGTGCGAGAGTATATGCGAGGATCGATGCAGCAGAGCAGACAATATCGTGTCCTTTATCATCTTGCCCTGCGTGACCATCGATTTTAAAGAGAAAGGTCTTGTCTTCTGTTAGTGTGAAACTTGCTTTTATCATCGTTTTCACCTCTTTATGTTGGTGATGTCGATTCGGCTACCCTTTGTCTTGCTTTTTTGGTTATCGATGGCTCACCAGCTCCTGATTCACCGCCTAATGCTTCACTTTTTTGAGCATTGGCAGAAGCACCACCACTCATTTGTGGCATTGGCATTCCAAACTGATTGGCAAGTCCTTGTGTGATTTCATTGCTACCTTTCATTTGGTCTACCATAGCACCTAACTGCATCATCTGTTGTTGCATCATCATCATTTGCTGATACATACCGCCATTTTGCGATATCTTCTGCATAATGAATTCCTTTCTATCGAAATCCATCATATCTAAACAAGCAAGAGCTTGGTCTGCCATTTGAGGATTAAAGAAGCCTACTTGATAAAATTGTAATGCAAGGTCATTTTGAGACATCTTGCTATAAGGTGATTGCTTTTGTGCGGATACCTCAATATCAAATAAAGGTTTACGGAATCCCATATCCACACCCATCTCGACACCTTGTGCTTGTGGCACTATGCCTTGGTTTGAATACTGAACATATCTCTCGGCACCGTTCTCGCCCATTATCCTAAAGCATCTTGGCATATCATAGAATTGGCGAATCAATTCGATTATCATCACTATCATCTTGCGATATGAACGATATGCTGCCTTGTTATTATCTCTACTCAATTTCGAGGAGGCTTCCATCTGTGCAGCCAAACCTGAAGCAGAGGTTACACCGCCTGTTGTACCGCCAGTTGATACATCTCGGTTTCCTGTGGTTTCCTTTAACTCATCTATCTTTCCATTAAGGATGGCTAAATAGATATTGTTCAAAGGTTTAGTTTGAATTGGTATAACTGTATCTTGACCAAGATTACCATCTGCGTGAACAAAGGTCTTGTTAAGGTCTGCAAACTCATCCTCATTAACACCGCCATCAGTTCGGAAGAAGTATCTTGGCTTTGCATTAGCCATCATATTCTCCATAACCACTTGGTTACCTCTGTCAATGTAGGCTTGAGCATCCTTGCCTATGTCTATGTAACCGAAACCTGCAGGTGAGCCTTCTACACCAAAGAGAACATCAAATACAAAAGGATATTCTCCATGGTCATACCAACCTCTCTCAGCATATTTAGGATCGTTCTCCGTTGCGAATAGTACCTCATCATTAACAAACTTACAGTAATGCAACACAAGTTTGCCGTTTTGGTATTTCTTGTAGTACCAATCCACCACCGCAGATTTGTTTGATGTGTCCACAGTATCGTCATAGACATATTTGCTCAAATCTAATGCAGAAGAGCCTAACTTACCATTTAACTGCGGATATTTAGCCACAAGCATATCGTTATCGGATAACTCCACATGGAAAAGGTTTCGTGACTTTTGAATGTCGGTTATGCCACTCTCCCAAAAGAGATTGATTAAATCTATCTTATTGATTGAGATATCACCGAGTCCGTTTAACTTGCTACCATCCCAAAAGACACCATACACTCCAGTACCGCCTTTTAGTTTGTAGTTCCATACCTCACTATAGGTCTGCTCAAAGTCATTCTGCTCAAGCACCACAGGAATGATAGAGGATAGCATCTCCGCTTCAGCTTTGTCACCTTCTTCTCTTGGAAGAACATTTGGTGATGGGAAGTTGTCCATAGCATCTGCGTGTTTATTTGCAATGCAGTTAAATAACCAAGCGGATGTAGGTTGTATATCCTTTGTGGTATCTCTCATACATTCCCAATGTCGCAGTTTATACCATTGCTCGTTGTCTACGATTCTCTGCTCAAGGTTTGTCTTGCCTTTTTTGTAATCAAGCAAGGTTTGGTATGCTTTCTTGATTTCCGCAGTTCCTATAAGCTTTTTCATAGGCTGAACAACATTCTCTGCGACAGTATCTCCCACAGTTTCTTCTGCAGGCTTTTTGAATTTGTCGAAAAGTCCCATTTTACTCTCCTTTTATAATCATTCGTTGCCGTTTGGCATTTTTTATTAAGTCATCCTTGTTGATATCAAGGAATATGTTAAGCGGATTCTTGCCTGTGTAATCGTCAGGCTTATTTGCTTCTCTCGGTTTGATAGGTCTGCTCATACAGAAATAACGAGTTTCATCGGCTATGTGGTCTTCGCCTTCTGTATCCACATCCTCAACCTTATGGTCATCAAATATCAGCGAAGGCACCGTTCTTATGAATGCTTTGCAGTTCTTGAAGATATACATCATTGGATATCCGTTCTTATCAAAAGCCAATCTATAATGCATCTGCATCCATCCGGGAATCCGTTGGTTATCTCCTTGTTTAAAGTACACTCTGCTTTTTTGTGCGGTTTCGGAAATTGATTCACCGCCATTAGAAGCAAAGATGGCAGGATCGGCAACACCTTGTATGTGCTTACCCTTGAGCCATTCGTGTTCGTTCTCTATTCTTCGTATCTCTTCAAACACTTGTTGTGGAGTCCATTTAAGTCCTTCATTGGCGGTCTTGGTACATCCATACAATTCAAGTATTCGGTATGCAACACCATCATTATCTATTGCCCACCAACCGCAAGAAAAAGGTTTATTGTATCCCCAATCGAATGACCGATATATTGTCCAATGCTTTGGAATTGGGAAAGGATTAATAACATGAGTCCATTGCTTATCGTCATAGTGTTCAGGCTTATCTCTCCATTCAGCGAAGTATTGCCCACTATAACTATCCCAATCACCATAGAGCAAGGCTTTTCTTTCTGCTTCAGGCAATGATGCAAGTCTTGTTAGATAATCAGGATCGTTTTCCAAAAGTATCTTGTTATCAAAAACAGAAGAAGGAACAAATATCCTTGACCGATATCTCTTGTATACCTCGCCATCGTGTTCAACATTCACCGATTCCCATATGGTGTTCATCGGCTCGGATGCAGTTATGAATCTTTCCTTAACCCATGCGTGTCCAATGCCACCGGGATTCGCAGTTGCTCTCATATACACTCTTGTGCCTTTGCCGTTGGCTCTGTTACGAGAGGAAAGGTAAATGTATTCGTCATATGAGAAGTGTGTTAATTCATCAAATGCGATGAAATCATAAGCCTTTCCTTGATAATTCAATTTATCTTTGCTATGTTGCATAGAGCCAAATACAACCTTTGCACCGCTTGGAAAGTACCAAGTATGCTCGGATGCATTGTATCTCGCATTAGGGAAAGCGAGAGGATAGTATCTTAATGACTTTTCAATCAGCTCTGTTAACTGTGGGAAAGTCTTTCTCAATATCAATGCTTTGTAATGGGGAATATGTACTTGCCTTGTGGCTTCAATGACTAATGCATCACTCTTGCCACCGCCTGCAGCACCGCCATATAATGCTTCATCTTCAGGTCTTTGCATGAATTTCTCTTGTCTTGGTTGAGGAGTCCATATTGCATTATCCATCGTTTTCCTCCTTTGGAGGAGTTAGGTCTGCCAATATAGGAGGCATAAGCACTACACCATATGGCTTATCTCCATTAGGATTATTTGCCTCAATCTCTTTTTCAAGTTTCTTGATTCGTGCCTTTTGTTCTTTGAGATCGATATCCGACTTGATGCCTTTAATCTCTTTTAAGTTTTTAATAGCGGAAGTTAAATCCTTGATATTGGATATTGTTAACCCTTCCGTATCAATCAGTTTTTCAATCTTGTTTAGGAGTTTATCGGCTACATCAATAACACCCACAGAATGTGTTCCGTTTTGCTCTGCAACCGACTCTACGATTTTTATGTTCGCTTTTTGCTCCGCTTGTGCTTTTAAGTCTGTCCATTTTTCTCTTTCCGCAGCTCTTCGGATGATGCTGAACGAAACACCATATTTTTCTGCGAGTCTTTTGTAGCTTATGCCTCCGGCTATGTATTCAGCCTTTGCTTTTTTTAAGTCCACAAAATTCTCCTTTTCTAATTTGATGTAATAATTATAAAACTTCCCTTCGACAAAAAACACCACCCCTACAGCACCAAAAAAAGAGAGGCATTAAGCCTCTCCCTTTCCCTCTAAAACTTTTGTGATCGGACACTTTTGATAATCTTTTCGGCAATGTTTCTCTTTATATTTATAGCATTCGGATGGTTTAGCGAAGGCTACATGAGTCACACTACCTTCGCATATCCCATCACAAAATATAACATTTCTATTTTCGTGCCTATAATGAGGACATACCGACTTGGTTGATTCGTATCTTTTCATAGCATCACCCTTTCATAAGTTTATCAACATCAATACCGCTTTCTTTTAGTTCCTTTTCACACAACCACGGAGTATCTTCGTCTGTCATTTCGTAGCGGTCTATTGTTTCAATCTGCATTTCGGTTAATTTATCAGCAAATTTTTGTAGACGAGATTGACCGAAACCAAAGTCAAAATGCAAGATATGTAACACCTGCAAAGCAACCTCTTTATTATAAAGTCCAAGCAGTT